AGGCAGGGTTAACCCCTCCTGATAGCGCACGGGTGATAGTGAACAAAAATGGCACTTACGAGGACATGACCTGGGGCGAGTATGAAAAGCTTTGAGATTCATACACTTGCGTGGCCCAACACAGATGCACGCATCATGTCTGGGCACACAGACGTCATGGACAAACTGGGCCTGCAGGTCTGCTACACGCTCCAGCAGGTAGACCACGGCGCGTGGATGGACAACGTGATAGCCCACAGCAAGGCAGATGTAGTCGGCTTTCTGGACGTTGACTGCATACCCACCAGCAAGAACTCAGTTCCACGGGCGGTACAGTGGGCTGCAGACAACCAGAGCTTCGTCGGCATCGCCCAGGTCAGCAACCACATCCCGCCTGGAAGCCACATCTACGCAGCCCCTGCCTTCTTCTTCATCTGGCGTGAAACCTGGGAGAAGCTAGGCCGTCCTACCTTCCAGGCAACACCGCACGGAGACGTTGCGGAGAACGTCTGCTACGCCGCAGAACTCGCTAGAAAGCCCTACAAGACATTATTTCCAACCCACTATACCCACGCCCCCGACGAAGGCCTGTGGAGGCTCCACACCTACGGGCACTACGGTATCGGTACAGTCTTTGAAGGCGGTGTCTACCACCTCTACCAGAGCCGGATGCAGAAGAACATCGACCTTTTCTGCCAAGCCTGCGAGCAGGTTGTGGATAACCCAGATGGCCCGCAGCCCAGCGAACTGGGTGCTAACCAGCCTGCGTGGTCACTATGACGCCGCTATCTAAAGAGCAGCTGCGCGTCGAGATGGAGCGGTTCCTGGCCGACGAGGACAGGGGCATCAGCGTCACCGTTTTTGCAGAAGCCTGCGGGTTGTCCAAGGACACCATCAACAAAGTGTTCTTGAGCCGCACCCGCCCGCTCACAGAAATGGTGCAGGCAAGGGTAAACCGGGGCTACGCGGCTTGGAAAGCGGGGCTGCTCAGGACGATGAAGCGCCGCGACAACACGGTTTTTGCTGACTACCGCAAGAAACCAGAGGTTCCTATCCTGCCAAGCAGTAGGCTGACCTACGAAAACGGCAGTTTCCGGCTGAAAATCGGCCTGCAAAACAGGCACGACTACAGCAATCCGTCACTTAAAGAGCAACTCAGCAAAAGAGGGTAAACATGGCTGTACTGCACGACTACTTTTGTTCGCAACACGGGGTTTTTGAGTCTTTTTCCGAAAAATGCCCTATGAAACCCTGCAAAGGCGAGGTGTCAAAGGTGTTTCTCCAGCCTGTAGGCATCAAGTCAGACCGCACCAAGAAGGCTGACAAGGCGCTCAAGCAACTGGCGTCAGATTTCCAGATGACGGACATCAAAAGCACCCGTGAAGGCGAGCACCAGACCGGCTACATCAAACGCAACAACAACATGACGGACAAGGAGCGGGAAGAAGCCCTCGCTGTTGCCGAGCAACGCCAGCCTCGTCCTGGTGACGCGGCAATCTGGGGCGGTGCAGGCGCAATTTCCATGAGCAGCGTCATGGGAGGCCAGTTCAAGCCCGTGGCTGACGAGCAAGTTAGCGTTTTGCCAAAATCTGTGGGAAACTTGACAGGCCCACGGACAGCGAGTTATATGGCTGACCACGAAAACCTGAAGATCAAGCCGTGAGAATCCCCTCCAACCCGGAAGATCGAGAAGCGTTCTACCTGGACATCATCAGCAAATGCATGGTGTCCAGGGAAAACCGCGCTGCTGACTACAACACGTTGCGCAGCTGGTACTTGTTTGGCAACGGCCCGGACGAGGCTCCGGCGCTGTACAACAAGATCTTCCCGCACATTGACCAGTTGACGAGCTTCGTCTACTCGGCGGAAACCACGCGCTTTTCCATCACGCTGGGTGCGGCTGTCAACGAGCAGGAATACGCCAAGGTTCCCTCGCTGACGCGGATGCTCAACGACGAGTGGCTCAACAGCAATGCCGACCTGACGTTTGCCCAAGCCGTGTCGTGGAGCCTTGCCTACAACAGCACCTTCATCAAGCTCGTCGCCAACAACGGTGTCCACCCGCACTTTGTAGAGCCACACTGCATGGGGGTTTTGCGGGAAGACATTCCAGGGCTGGACAGCCAGGAAGCCGTTGTCCAGACCTACTACATCACGAAGAGCCAGCTGTACTCACAGTTGTACAGCCATCCCAAGCGCGAGCAGATCGTTGCCCGTCTCAACGCGGTTCAGCATGACCGCACCGAGATTGCCAACGGCATCGAGCGCATCATGATCAGCCAAATTGACCCAACCCTGTACGGGAACGTCAATCTTGATCTGTCTGGCTTCAACCGCTACAAGGCTGAAGTTGCCGAGCCCACGGTTGAGATGACCGAGCTTTGGCTTTGGAACGACGAAATCAACGACTACCAAGTCGTGACCAAAGCCGATCCAGACATCATCATCTACGACAGGCCCGGTGAAAGCCTGTGGATGAAAGGCGAGCTTCCGTTCATCCAGATCTGCCCCAACCCGGTTTACGACTATTTCTGGGGGCAGGCAGAGGTACAGCGCCTAGTGTTCTTGCAAGGGCTGCGCAACAAGCGCATGACCGAGATTCTGGATCTTCTGTCCAAACAGGTCAGCCCGCCCACGGCGCTGATCGGCTTCACCGGCATCCTCGATGAGAAGAACTTTGCGCTCAACCGTGCTGGTGGCCTCCTTGCTACTGATATGCCCAGCGCCAAGGTGGAGAAGCTCGCTCCTAATATCCCGCAGGATCTGTTCCGCGAGATAGGCGAGATTGACGCCATGTTTGAGGAGGCCTCAGGCATCGTCAGCGTCCTGCAAGGCCGAGGTGAGTCCGGAGTCCGATCCTCCGGACACGCCAGCCAACTTGCTCGTCTAGGCTCCAGTCGCGCCAAGAAACGCGCCCTCGTCATCGAGGACAGCCTGGAAAAACTTGCCACCATGTACTTGAAAGCGTTGCGTTTATACAACCCGACGCATCTGAAAGATACCCACGGGACGCCCTTTATCGCCAACCAGTTCCCCGAGGACTTTGTGGTAAAGGTGGACGCGCACAGCAACAGTCCAATCTTCATGGAAGATCTGCGCTCGCTGGCGTTCAACCTGTTTGAGGCGCAAGTTATTGACCGTGAATCCTTGCTGGATCTGCTTGAACCTCCTATGAAGCAGCAGTTGAAAGAGCGGCTGAAGCAGATGGAAGAAAAACAGCAGCAACAGCAGCAGCAAGCACCCCAGCCCGCCGCTGGCGAGCAACCTCAACTTAGGCAGGTGAAGTGATGGCCGCACAAAATGCAGGAATGATTGCCCCCAAAGCTGACCAGCCTCGGGTGCAAACCAGTGACCTCAAGCGACTAGATTCGATGCCGAGCTTGACATATCGGCAAACTGGTACTACAACCGCACCGCAACGGCAAGTGAGGAATTACTCACGACGTTAAGGAGCAAAGACATGTACGGAATGATGAAGCGGGGCCGCAAGTCCCGTCGCTGAGATTCCCTGCAAAAGGGATGGGGAATGGCTGCTCGCCCCTGTTTGAGTGGCCGCGTCTGTAAAGAGGTGCTGTCATGGCTCGTCGTGGTCGCAAAGGCAAGCGCAAGTAATTGCGTTTCCAGCCTCTGGGGGCGGCTTGATAGCTCCCAACATACAATCAAGGTATGAGCGTTCCTCCTGATCAGTTGATGGCAATGATGCGCAAGTCCCAGCCGGGGCAGGCGCAGCCTCCGTCTGAGCCCGGCGCTCAACCGCCAGAATCCGTAGTAGAAGCCCCTCCGATGGCTTCTCCGATGTCTACGCCTGAGCCCAAGCTCGGTAGTCGTGAAGGCGCGATGATCAATCTCAGCATGGCGCTGGATCTGATCGAACAGTCTTTGCCTGCGTTTGGCGCAAACTCTGATGAGTCGCAGAAAATTCTGCCCGCCATCCGTGCGTTGAATACCGTCATCGGCCCGCGTAAGAATCAAGTCAATGAATTGCAGCAGACGGAAATTCTTCAAATGCTGCAAAGCCTTCCCAAGGCGGGAGGGATGAGCCCGGAAGCTCGCGCTCTTTCTCAAGCCCCCATCCTCGGTATGCCGCCCGGTATGCCGCAACCCATGTAAGGAGTCCCTCGTGGAACTTTTTAAGCCTCGCGCCGCCGGTTCTATCCGTCAACCCACTTCTGACAACCAGAAGCACGGCAGCGTCATGAATCCCCCGCGTTACGCCCGTATGGGTGGCCTCTCCACGGCTGGCAAGGTTGGTAAGACCGGCATGGCTGTGCAGAAGCCGGCTGACGGTCGCAAAGTCATCTGATCAGGATAGGGGGTAGTTGATCATGGCTTCTCTGGAAAACGTTTCTTCCGACGCACGCGACGAACTCGCGGCACTGGCGCGGCAGCTTGCCGAGCATCCCGAAACCCGCAAGGAGTTTCTGCGGATGACGAAGAAGGTCAAGCCTGACCTTCCCATTCCCGAACTGGAAATTGAGGAGTACACGACCAAGGCCGTGTCTGCTTCTCAGAAGAAGGTGGAGGAACTGGAAAACCGTCTGCGTGAGCGGGACGCCAGGGAAGAACTGGAAAAGCGTCGGCAGACGCTGATCAAGAAGGGTCTTGCCGCAGAGGAAGACATTCCCGAAGTGGAGAAGATCATGCTTGAGCGCGGCATCCAGAACCATGAAACGGCGGCTGAGTATCATCAGTGGATGAAACGCGCTGCCGAGCCCACTCCGTCCGGGTACAACCCCAATACGCTCAAGAAGTTTGACCTGAGCAAGTACTGGAAGAACCCTAACGGTGCTGCCCGTGATGAGGCGGCAAAAGCGTTGCAGGATCTGCGTCGTCCGACGCGTCCTATCGGTTTGTGAGAGGGTATGACCGGGGCATGACCCCATTGGTTTCTTAGGAGCAATCATGCCAATCGGTGGCGGTATTCTTCCGGCAGCTGGTACTAACCAGTACACCGAGCTGACTTATGTCACTCGGCGAGCCTTCATTCCCAAGCTGGTCGTCCAGATCTACAACAGCACGCCGCTGATGGCTGCGCTGCTGGCGAACGCTCAGACGGCAAGCGGCGGTGTGTCCAGCGTGACGGTGCCCGTGCAGGGCGCTCAGTTCGTGAACGCGCAGTGGTCGGACTACAGCGGCAGCTTCGCGCAGCCGAGCGTCCAGCAGGGTGCGTACAACGCTGAGTTCAACCTCAAGCTCATGATCAGCCCGGTGCCGTTCCTCGGCATGGAAGGCGCTGTCCAGCAGGACGCCGCCATCATCCCGCTGATCGAGGCTCGGATGAACGATGCCACGAACGTCATGATGGACGCGATGGCGACGGCCCTGTACAACAACACCACCAACGCGCAGCAGTTCATTGGACTGCCCGCTGCGGTGGACGATGGTACGGGCACGGCCTCCTACGGCAACATCACCCGCTCGGCCTCCACCAACCCGTGGTGGCGCTCCAAGGTGTACGCGGCTGGCTCGGTCAACCCGACTCGCCAGAACATCCTGCAGTACATCTCTGGCACGGTGAAGAACGGTGCTGAAGTCCCGACCTTCGCGGTCTGCGGTTTTGGCACCTGGACGCTGCTGGCTCAAGACTTTGTTGGTCAAGAGCAGTACGTCATCACGCCGGGTTCCGGGTTTGACGGTGATGCCAACGGCCCCCAGGCTGCGTTCCGCGCCCTGATGGTTGCCGGTGTGCCGGTTTACCCCGATCCGTACTGCCCCGAGGGCACGGTCTACTTCCTGAACACCAACTACCTCTCGTTCTACGTGCATGAGCAGGGCAGTTTCGTGTTCACGGGCTTTGAGTCCACCCTGCCGAACTGGCAGATCGGCTACGTCGGCGCTGTGCTGACAATTGCCGAACTGGTGAACACCAAGCCGAAGTCCATGACCAAGGTCACGGGTTACAACTCTCTCAGCATCTGAAGGAGAAGCAATCATGGCACTTGGCATGAACAAGATCTTGATGGCGAATGCTGCTGCCAACACGGCAGCGGCTTATTTGCAACCCGTGACGGTTGCGAGTATCGGCGCGGGCAACACCACGCTGATGACGAACGCCAAGTTCATCCCGGCTGGTACGTACCTTTGGCCGCAGCAAGCGTCCAACGTCACCATTGAAATCAACCAATACACGGGAACTGCAAACTCGTGGACGACGCTGATTGCCAACAACGTTGGCGGCAGCTTTGTGTCGGATGGTTTCAACGTGCGGGCCAACGCGGTGACGGGCACTCAGTCCATCACCCTGTGGACGGTCAACGGCGGATCGGACGTTTCCGGCACGTTCAACGCAAGCTGAGGAGGTTGACATGGCAAATGCCAACCGAATCGCGGCTTCTGGTCCGCAGGCTTTTGGCAACTTCCTGATTGCGTCAGGGATTGCCAACACGGCTGCGGCAAGCAACGTAGCGGGCGTGTTGCCCATCTTGAGCGGTGGCCTTACCAACGGTGGTGCGGTTGCCAACTCTGGTGCGGTCATCATCCGGCGTGTGACGTTCTGCAACCCGAGCGGCAACATCAGCAACGCCAACGTGTCGGTGCTGACCAGCAGCGACGGCAACAGCAGCAACGCGGTGGTGAGCAACTTTAAGCTCACGACCCTGAATGCCACCAACAAGTGGCAAGACGGGAACATTGCGGCGACGTACACGACCACCGAAGTGACGGGTGATCAAACCTCGGCACTTTGGGTGGTGGTGGCGTCTGCTGGTGCCACGACCGGCAACGTTCAGGTCAACGTCTACGGCGACGTCATCGTACCGTGACGACTGTCTATGTGACCAACGTAGGCGACTTCGACCATAGCGATAGCTATTGCGGATTCGTCTACAAGTTTCCTCGCGGCATCTCTGTGGAGATTCCGGTGGAGGCTGCCGAGAATCTTCTCGGGTTTGGTCATGACGACAAGACTGATTTCGTGGTGCGTCTGGGTTGGAGCAAAACCAGCCAGGACATGCCAAAAGCTCTTGAGAAGCTCGCTTGTTTGCGGGTGACGCAAGAGCCCGTGCAGAACCGCTCCCTACCCTCGGCGGTTGGCGCAGTATCCCTTCAGATCGCAAGGTCTGGGGGGAGAAAAGCCATTCCCAGGGTTGCGTAAGATGGGTACGACATGGCAACGCTATCTTCCTACCTTACGGAAGTCAGGCGGCTTCTGCATGATGCCAACGCCAATTTCTGGTCTGACGCCGAACTAACCGACGCCATCAACGGCGGTCGGCAGAGGATTGTCCGCGACACCGGGTGTTTGCGGACGATTCAGGTGTCGTACACCCCGCTAGGCGGGGACGGAAATGCGGCAGCGCAGTGGACGGCAGGAGCGTTGGTAACGCTCAACTCCTACGTCTACAACAACATTTTCATCTACAAGGTGACGCAGGCTGGCATTCTTGGCAGCAGTGCGCCTCCGTACCCAAGCGGCTCTAACGTTTACCCACCCAGCACGCCGTTCACGGATGGCACGGCGCAGCTGACGTACTACGGGCCTGCAGAAATTATCTCCTACGCGAATCTTCCACAAGGTTCGCAGACGCTGGACATTCTGAACGTCAACATCTACTGGGGTAACACGCGACTACCTCTGCGTTACTTGCCGTGGACGAACTTCAACGCGCAGCTACGGTATTGGCAGAACTACATCGGTCGTCCGGTGTGCTTCTCCACGTTTGGGCAGAACCAGATTTACATCGGCCCTGTACCCGACCAGTCGTACACGGTAGAACTTGATACCGTCATCCTGCCGACCGATCTGACTATCGGTTCACCCAACGTCACTGACCAAATCCTTGATCCGTACACCAGCCCGGTGAAGTTCTACGCTGCCTACCTTGCCAAGTACAAGGAACAGAGCTACGGCGAAGCAGAGATTTTTAAACAGGAGTACATGAAGCAGACGCAAGCTGTCCTGAACTCCGTGTTTACACGCAGAATCCCTGACGCCTACAGTTCTACGTTCTAGTCATGGCAGCGTCTGAACAGAAAAAATCCTACGCAGTCATCAAGAACTTCACTGGCCTTAACACTAAGGCCAACCGGACAGCTATCCGGGAAGAGGAGTTTGCGTGGCTGGAAAACGCCATGCCTATCGGGTTTGGCAGCATCAGGATCGTTCCTGCCCAGACGGCTGTAACTGACACGGGGAATGCTGTTGCGTTCTCCAACACCGTCACCCTGCTGACGAGCGTCAACGTCAACAACAAGGACTACATCCTTGGGTTTCAGGACAACGGAGCGGCGCAGTACGTCGAGATGACAGGCGCTTCTACGGGTACACGGGGAAACATTGCCAGCAGCGGGACGTTCTCTACCGCCAACGTCAGTGCGGCTCAGTACAGCAACGAGCGGGTGATGATTGGCGACCCCAACAAGGGGTTGTTCACCTGGAACGGGAACACGCTGGTTGGTATCGGTTCTGTCGGCCTGATTGCGGTCACCAACCCAGGGTCAGGTTACACATTTCCGCCTACGGTGACGCTGTCTGCGCCTAACGACGCTAACGGCGTTCAGGCAACGGCTACAGCAACGATTAGCACCAGTGCTGGTGGCATAGCGGCCATCACCATCACAAACGAAGGCAGCGGGTATGCCTACGTTCCAACCGTCATCATCGGACCTCCCAACGATGCTGGCGGCATCCAAGCGCGTGCGGTGGCGACCATTTTGTCGTCCAAAGTCAGCGCTATCACCATTGTTGAGTCAGGTTCTGGGTACACCACCGCACCTACTGTTTCCATCATTGGTGGCGGTGGAACTGGAGCAAACGCGGCTGCAAACCTAGCATCTGGCATCGTCAACAGCGTCTTTGTCACTAACGCTGGAAGCGGCTACACCACGCCTCCTACGGTGACGTTTTTTGACGGCAGCGGCACCAACGCGGCGGCTGTTGCCGAGCTTGTGACCTTTGAAAAAGGCACGGTGACGGTGTTTGTCACCAACGGCGGCAACGGGTACACCTCAACACCGACAGTCACGATCAGCGGGGGCGGTGGAGCCAACGCAAACGCTATCGCTATCGTGCAGGGCGGCGAGGTGGTGAGCATCATCACCAATCAGCACGGCAACGGTTACACCAGCAACCCGACGGTAACCATTACGGGTGGCGGCGGCAACAACGCAACAGCCAACGCTATCGCTCTGCTGGACGAGGTGGTGGACGTTGCCACGTTTGGCGGGCGCACCTGGGTGGCCTACGGGCGGACAATTGCGTGGAGCGCGGCAGGCACCTACAACGATTTCACGGGCGTGTCTGCGGGTTCGCTGACGCTGACGGACAGCACCCTGCACGGGAACATCCGGGCTATCTACAGCGCCAACAACTTCCTGTACATCTTTGGCGACGACAGCATCAACGTTATCAGCGACCTTCGGGTGGATTCCACGGGTCAGACGCTGTTCACCAACACCAACGTCAGCGCCAGCGTAGGCACGAAACGCATCTACGCCATCTTCCCGTACTTCCGGTCCATGCTGTTTATGAACGACTACGGCATCTATGCCTTGGTCGGCTCTACTACCAGCAAACTGAGCGACCAGCTGGACGGCATTTTCCCGCTCATCGACTTCACGCAGCCGGTGTCAGGCGGTCAGGTGCTGATCTTCAACATCCTCTGCGCAGCCTTCTCTTTCACTTACACGGATGCCGTGCTGGGAGCAAGGCAAGTTCAGGCCGTGTTCTTTGAGAGGAAGTGGTTCCTGACGCAGCAGGGGGCGCTTTCCTACGTCACCAGTGCTCCTGTTGGCGGCAGCATCAACTTGTACGGCGACATTGACAAGACGTTGTACCGGCTATATGCCAACAGTTCAGCCAGCATCAGCAGCACGGTCAAGACGGCTTTGCTGCCTATGGGCGACAACATCCGCACCAAACAGGCTCTGAAGTTTGGTATTGAGGCAACGCTTGCCAACAGCGCAACGCTCACAGTGACGGTGGACAGCGAGTCTGGCAGCAGCCCAAGCTACACCGTTCAAAACGCGGTGTCTTGGCTCAACAACTCAGGACAGGTCATTCCTTGGGTGAATAACAGTTCGCTGACTGTTGTGTGGTTGTACTCATCTGGATATGCTCTGTACAAGTCTGACGCGCAGCAGTACGGCAAGTATCTTGGGCTAACCGTTACCAGCACCAATCCCAATTTCACCTACAACACGTTTGAGTTTGAGCACGAACTCAGAGTGAGGTTCTGATGCCAGTCGCATACACATTTGCCAGCCGTACCAGCAGCATCCCGCTGTCGGAATTGGACGCCAACTTTTCTACAGGCATCACGCTTGGCAACACCGTCATCCAGCTTGGGAACACTGTCACGCAGTTGAACCAGATGACGATGGTCAACCAAGTGGTGACCAACTATACGGAAACGTCAAACGCGGCCAACACTGGAACGGCTTATACCATTGACCTCGCAGCAGGTACGGTGCAGATTCTGACCCTGACGGGCAATTGCACCTTCACGTTCCCCACGCCAACCGCAGGAAAGAGCTTCCTGTTGCTGCTGAAACAAGATGCTGTGGGCGGCAGAACTGTGGTGTGGCCCAGCACGGTGAAGTGGCCCAGTTCTTCTGCTCCGATTGTTACCACTACCGCCAACAAGGTGGACAAGTACGTTTTCACCGCTGACGGAACGTACTGGTACGGCTCTAACGGCGGTCAGAACTACCTGTAAGCCATGTTTGCCGCAACAACTGCAGCCCACGCGCAGAACGCGGGGCCAACCAATTTCAGCGGAACGCTTGCCTCTTCCTCTTCTCCTTACGATTTTTCAGCGTCTGCGACGGTGACGTTTGAGTCTGACGGATCAATATCTGCATCTGTTTTCAATGTTTTCGGTCCTGCATCGATTGACACGGTGTCCGGCAACAACTGGTACTTTCCGAACACTGCAAGCATCGGAAACTCATACTGGGCTAAAGCAACCGTTACGTCTGGATCAACTCCTGCAGGAGCGCCTGTTGGCTCGTGGGAGTCGTTGTCTTCTCCGTTGCTTTGGGGCATTTATGTTGGAAATCCAGACCAGTCTGATGACACAACGATAACCGTTCAGATTTCTAGTAGCCCAACAGGAACGCCTGTTGTTGCAAGTGGATCAATTCAAATTGCTGCACTTTCCGGCAACCTTTCACCACCGTAACATGGACTACCAACTACTTTTCAATATGGCTGTCGGCCTTGCTGGCGTCTTTGGCGGGTGGGTGCTGAATCGCATCTATACGGCTATAGATCGTCTTGACAACGATGTCCGAGCCATGCCGGAGAAGTACGTCTCAAAAGAAGACTACCGTCGCGACATCTACGAAATCAAGGACATCTGCAAGCAGATCTTTTCCAAGTTAGACACCAAGGCTGACAAGGAATGAATCTTGATGCTCTCTCCTACGTTGAGTTTGGGAATGTTGATTCCCTGGGAGAGATGCTGTTTGAAAACGGGTTGCAGCACCAGTTGTTCCACAACATCCTTGCCGAGCGCGGAATTCTGGTGCCCAAGTACCCCATCATGGACGCCGATCCTGCCAACCTGGACGACTGGCTGTTTGTCCACAACCAAGAGCATGAAGTGCTGTCTACCGTGCTGAATCTGGACAACCCGTTCCGGCTGATGGATGCCGACTGGAATGTGGAGTCAGACTTCTACGACTGGGTTGGATTGCACGCGGCTATCCATCAGCAGATCGTATCTGCGCTAAGGGTGCAGTGATGCCTGTAGGACGCGCAACATCTGGACTTTCGTTGGGTGGAGAGCCGACGGATGAGGACATTATGGGCCTCATCCAGCAGCAGTACGCACCTACACAGGCTGCAGCGCCTGCAGCCGCTCCCACGACGGGTGCTCCGTCGTTCATGCCTGTTGGTCAAGGCGCTCAAGTCGCAGACGCCAACACGCTTGGCCTGTTTGCCAACCCAAACGGAAGGTTTGGCAACACGTTTGCCCAGCTTGGATGGACTGGAGGCGACCCCGTCATTTACGGGCAAGAGGTTTATGGAGAAAACGGGGAGACTCGGCAGATTCCTATAGGCGTCACGCCTGAGTTTCAGCAGTTCGTGCAAGCCAACAACATCCAAATGGCTATGGAGCCTTTGGATTTTGGCGGCAGGATGACGCTTTCCGTAAACAACCAGCCTGTAGACCAGTATCAAGACCGTGTAAACAGTTTTGAAAAAGTCATGAACGTGGTTGCTCCTATAGGCGCGACTTTTGTGTTGTCAATGGCAACTGCTGGAGCGGCTACTGCCGCTTTGACTGCTGCCGTGCCGGGTATTTCTACCGCGACTGCGACCGCTATCGGGCGTGCTGTAGCTCCGTCTATCGTTCAGGCGGCGCAAACAGGCAACTTCAACATCGAGCAGGCGGCTAGAAACGTCGTTGTCAACCTTGTTGCGCCAAGTATCGGTGCCGAGGCGGCTGCAACCGTTCAAGACACTTACGGTCAACTGACCGGAGGTGTGCTGCCGCCCGCCGTAGAGCGTGCCATCAGCAACGCGGCGGCATCTGCTGCTGCTACGGCTATGCAACAAGGTGCTGACAGCAGCGATATCGGCAGAAACCTGCTTGCTGGAGCAGTTTCCTCCGCTGTTGGCACTACTCTGAACAGTGCGGGCGTGGACGCGAGCATTTCTGCAGGCGCAGGCCGTGCTGCGGGCTCCTACATTTCTACCGGAAGCGGCGTACAGGCTCTAGTAGACGGCGTAACCCGTGGTTTGACGTTTGAACAGCAGCGTCAGGCTGTCCAAGAAGAGCGAAACGTTAGAAATATTGAACGAGCTTACCAAGATCCGTCCCGAGCGCTGGATGTTGTGTCTCCAGGCTCTGTAGAGCAGGCGGTCAGCAACATTGAGTCGCCTGCTGCTCAAGATTTGGTTACTTCTGCGCCTACGGTGCAGCAAGTTGAGACTGTCGGGCAAGCTCAAACTGGAGGCGTCACCGATCAGGACATTCAGGCTGCAATCCAGCGAGAACAGGCCACACCTCCCGCTGCCACGCCTGCACAACAGATTCAAGTGACGGCTACACAGCCCTCCGTGCGGGCAGAAGAGACGTTTTCCTCTGTTGCTGCCCCGACACCAGCGCCCGCACAGTCTCCTGTAGCGGCTCCAGCTGCTACCGCTCCTGTAGCGTCCACTACTCCTGCTGCAGCGCCAGCGCCTGTGCAGCAAGTTACGACTACTGGCGCACGAGAGCAGGTCGCAGAAGATCCGTTTGCTGGCGTTACGCAACCTCCTCCCGCACCTCCTGGGCGGGAAGGAGAGGTTCAGGCGGCGGCTCCTAAAACTGGTCGTGGAGTAGAAGAAACTCCAACTTTTACGGAGTCAATTCCTGTTACTGGCACGGCAGAACCGGCCATGACAGACGAGGACATCTTTGCGTACTTAGACCAGTTGTACGCTCCTTCTTCTCCTCCTCCTGCCGCAGAACCGGCGCAACAAGTCACAACGGTTGGACAGCGACTTCCTCAAGAGGTTACGGTTACCGGAACTCCTCCAACCGCCCAGGACTTAGATACGGGTATCCGTTCTGGAGAAACTGGTCGTGTAGATATTACTGGTCAGCGTCCAGCGCAAGAAATTACTGTTGTCGGCCAGCAGCCGACTGACGAAGACATCCTTTCATTCATCTCAGAACCTGCTGCAGAACTCGCTCCTGCACCATCTCCTGCTCCTGCCGCATCCTCACCAGCGGCGACTCCGGTGTACCCTACAGACATCTTCACCTACATAAATAGGGGGAGACAAACGCCTATGCCTGTAGCCAGATTAGCCGCTATGGACTACCCCATGAGTAGAACTATGGGCGTAAGCGGATTTGTTCCTGCTGGGGAATTGGAGCCTGGGGGCTCAACAAAACCTCGTCAATCCGTGTGGAACGAGGCATCATTGCGTCTTAAGGACGCGCTGGGGCTGTAAATGTCAGCAATCCGTGAACTCACCCGTCTGTCGCCCAACTATCGCAAGGTAGCCGCTCTGCTGCAAAGCAAGGGTCGGTATGGCGATACCTTGCTCGCTCACATCAACGAGCGGGAAGCCCAGATGCTCAAGGATGCAGGCGGGGCAGGCACCATCAACCCTGATACGGGGCTGCTGGAGTTCTACGATCCATACATGGATGCGGAGAATATGCCTGCAGAGCAGAGTTTCACGCCCGCAGAGACGTTTGCTGTCAGCGATACCGCACCCCAAGATTTTACATTTGCTGCACCGCAGCAATTTGACTACGGGTCGTTTTACAACCAGTACACGCCGCCTGAGATGCCGGCTCCTGAAGCGCCGCAGTTTCAGATGCCTGAAATGGGTCCGACGCCTATGGCTCCGGTAGAAACGCGGGCCATCCCACCTGACATCCAGCGACCCGGTCTCTCGCCTGAAGGCAAACAGATGCTTACCCAGTTGGGGGTGGCTGGTTTGCAATCTCTTCCTGCCATCTTGGCGGCTAGGCGAGCGCAAGGGCAGACTCAGCAGTACACGCAGCAGCAGCGTGAGCTTGCACAGCCGTACCAGCAAATGGGACGGCAACTGCAGGCCCAGGCTCAGGCTGGACAACTGACTCCGCAGGGCAGGCAAGCTCTGGAAGCCGCTCGTGCGCAGATGGCGCAGGGGCTGCAGCGCAGCGGTGGCTTGGGGGCGCAGCAGGCTTCTATCCAGCTGCAGCAGTTCCGGCAGAATCTCCTGCAGCAGCAGATGGACTACGGTCTGAAGCTCTCTGGTATCGGTGACCAGATCGCGCTGGGTGCCATCAAGAGCGGGATGCAGGCTGATCAGGTTGTGAACCAGATGACAGAGCGGTTTATGTCCAACTTGTTCCGTGGCATGTTGCCTCCGCAGCAGGCCGGACAGCCACAGCCGCAACCGCAGCCGCCTGGAGGTCCGTGATGGCTAACGGCTTGAACGTCGCGCTTGACCGGATGACCCCGGCACTGTTCCGTCCTCCTGCGGAACCTAAGCCTACGCCTGTTCAGCAGGCCAGCGAAAAGCTCACTGGCATTGAGGAAAAGCTCGGGCAAGCGCAGCAAAAGGCTGGAGAGTTTGAAGCCAAGAAGGCAGAGTTTTCTGCTACGCAAAAGGCGGCAGAAGCAGCTAAGGGCGCTGAATTTGTCAAGGCTGAGAGTGCTGCCATCTCAGGCTCCCAGGCCTACAAGGATCTGGAGCAAATCAACCGCGAGGCCGCGCAAGCCCGGTTCCAGCCTTCTCAGCGCACCATGCAGGAGAACGCTGCGCTGTTTGGGCTGATCAGCGTGATTGGGTTTGCCATCGGTGCTGGCGGCAAGTCCAACGCCATGTCTGCTATGTCTGCCATGAACGGGATGCTGGAAGGCGCTCGAAAAGGCGACATGGATCGGTACAACAAAGAGAAGGATACGTTCAACACAAACCTGCGGGCGCTGACGCAAAAGTCTCAGTTGCTAGCTACCGAGGTCAAGCGCATCACCGACTTGGCTGCGCGTGACCGCGAGCAGGCTCGGTTGGAGTTCGCGTCCTTGCAGGCCAAGGAAGGCGCTGACTTTGTTCGGCAGTATGCCGACAGGTTTGGACTTCCTGCTACCGTCAAGTATCTGGAGCAGCAAGCCAAGGGTGCAGAGCGGATGCTGCAAATGGCACTGCAGGCGGACGCCCGTGAGCAGGCTCGCGTGCAAGCCGAGCAGGCTCGCATGGAACGTGAGCGTGAGCGTTTGACTGCTCAGAGGCAATTGCAGGAAGAGCGCCTACGGTCGCAACGTGAGAACACTTTGTTGCGCCTTGAGGTTCAGAAAGATCTGGCAAAGCAACGAGCAGATGCCGTGGTCGCAAAGGGGGAAGCCAAGAGCAAGTTAGATAACAAAGACATTCGGCAGTTGGAAGCGTATGACTCGCTTGCTAAGGGTCTGGAAGAACTGAAGAAGACCTTCAAGCCCGAGTACGCCGGTATGGGCATCGTGGGATTTGGTGCAGATATTGAAGCAGAAGCCATGCGCAGGCTTGGGGGCAAGGAGGCCGTTGACGCCATGTCGTGGTGGTCCAAGTATGCCCAGTTGCAAGCTCCCAGTCGTCACGCGCTGTTTGGCGCGACCCTTACCGGCAACGAGCTGAAAAACTATCAGGAATACACGGCCAAGCGGTCGGACTCGCCCGATTTTGTGCTGTCTTCGATTGATCAGCAGATTCAGCATTCAAAGGGTCAGGCAGAGCTGAAGCGTGACCTGTTCCGGGGCGCAAACAAGGAAGTGCCTGAAATCAAGGCGCGTGACTACTTCACCTCATTTGCTGGCCCTGCACAACCCGTCGCTGAGCCTGCTGCTACGCCTGCTGCCGCAACTTCTCAGCCAACTCATACGTTGAGGGGGAGGCCGATTGTTGTGCGAGATGGTAGGTGGGTGTTTCAAGATACCGGTGAAGAGGCTAAGTGATGGGCGAAGAACTGCCACCTCTTCCTGCTGGCGCTCAACCTATTGCGTCTCCACCGCTCCCGCTTGGGGCAAAGGCCATTTCTGAGCAGCTTGCTCCACCCATGCCGGTTGGGGCAATACCTGTTGCCGGAGGAGTCCCTCGTCCTATAGGCCAGTTGGGATACCCGGAAGAGTCTCTCCAGCCATCCCGCCGCGAGCGCGTAGCCGAGGTTGGGAAAGCGGGTGGAATTGGTGCCGCGTTAGGTTTTGCCACACCTGAACTCATGCGAGGTCTTGGCGCGAGTATGCGGGCTGTTCCTAGCGTTGCCCCCTACGCTGGTGCTGTGCAGGCTATGGGCGAGGCGTCCCGTGGTTTTGGCCCGCGTCTGGCACAAAGCCTCTATGGAGGTATTGGTGGTCTGACGGGAGAGACGGCTGGACAAATACTGGAAAGCAAGGGCAAGGGCGGTGCTGTTGCCGAGGCCGCTCGGTTTGGTGCGGGTGCAGGTGGACAATTGGCAGCAGAAGGGGCTGTAAGGTTTCTCAGCAACCGGGTTACTGGTCCGCTCATGTCAGCCGTGCTGAACCGCCTTCAGCCTGGAGTGGGTACGTTTGGAAGAATGCTTGGGCAGATGAGTGAGCCGGAGGCCGCTGCAGTTCCTGGGTTGACATTGAACGAACGTCAGCAAGAGTTCATCCGGCAAAAGCTACTCTCTATCCGTGGGCGCGAGCGTGACCCTGCTGTTATCGAGCGTACCGAGCGGGAGATTTACGGTTTCCTGCGACAGGTAGCAGACGATGCCTTGCTGACCGCAGATAGCCAAGCCAGAAGCGCGTTCAACCAAGCCGACCAGTTGCTTAGAGATGCAGAGTCGGCAACGGGTCAGATGAAGGCAGATTTGACGCAGCAGCTGGGGCGCATCTCGTCTCAGTTTGAGGCTTCTGCCATGCGCTTGGAGAAGTCTGGGCGGGACGCGGTCAAGCTCATCAACGAGCAAGCAGAACAGACGGCCAAGAACATTCTGGAGCGAGCTAGGCAGCAAGGCCCGGAAATGCAGCAGGCTGCTCAAGCCGAGGCTAACGCCATCCGACAGCGGGCTGCTGATGATGTCAGGCAGCTAACGGAGACGCTGAACGCACGCATGACCCGTATGCGGGACGTGCGCGACCGTCTGCGTCAGACAGGTGTTCAGCGTGTTGCGACTGCTGAGCGTGAGGTTCGTGGTGTTGGCGAACAATTGACGCCGACAGATCTTGGAACCCGTATCCGCGAAGGGTTCATGAACAAGATCAACGAACTCAAGGCCGTCCGAGAGTCAAACGTCACCAAGAACAAAGAAGCGGCATTTGGAGAAGCTAGGGCTAAAGAGCAGGCTGGGCAGCGATTTAACCAGACCAAGGCATATGGCAAGGCTGTTGAGCAGATCAACACTTCCTTGAAGAGCCCTGAAACCGGGCTTGCCAATGTTCCGTCTGGGGAGATCCGCAAGGAACTCACGCAGATCAAAGAAGCGCTGTCTCGCGGTATTCGCACGGAAACCACGGACGAGGCGGGCAACGTCATCATCAAGTACCAGCCTCTGAGTTTTGAGGCTCTGGAGGTGCTGAGGCGCAACCTGCGCGACAGGTCGTTTGGCCTGCCTGATACCGGGTACAGCGCTATCGGTCAGCAGCAGGCTGGCAAGTTGGCGTCGGCTATCGAGTCCATCCAGAAAGAGTTCTCGCCTGGGTTTGAGACGTACTTGGCGCAATACGCTGCTGACTCTAAGCCGCTCAACGAGTTCAGGAACAGGCTAGGCAAGTCCATATCGGGTGTGGCTGAGTACGACATGGCTCAGTTCCTGACTGACCCGTCTACGCTAGGAGCTGCTGCTTTTCGTTCTGCAGGAACGGTGCAGCAACTCATCGACACCGTGGGTGCCAAGGAGGCTGACAACCTCGCTCGGGCGTTTATTGCCGACAAGGTAAGGGGTGGGGCGGCAAAAGACGTTGCATCTGCGCTGGATGCCTCTCGTGATTGGATCGGCAAGTTTCCTGCGCTGCGCCAGGAGCTTGATCGGTTGGCTCAACGTGCTGGTGTTGCTGAATCAACGCAAGCGAGGCGAGAAAAACTTTCTAACGTCTTACGCACGAGGATTGGTTCTACGGCTGAAGAACTTGCCAAAAGGACTCGGGAACTTCCAGAAGCCGCTGCTGAAGCTGCGGCGACGGTTGAACGTAAGGCTGGTGAAGCGGCAGCAAAGGTGTTGCCTGCTGCCGAGAAAGAGGCGGCTGAGGTAAAGGGCAAGGCGGCTACTGCGGCTGCAGCAAAAGAAGCCGACGTTCGCGCTCAACTGGAGGCGCAGGCAAAGACAGTAGAGCGGCGTAAGACTGCGGTAGAAAAGGAAGCCGAGGGCAAGATTGCCGAGGCAACTCAAGCCGCTGAGGCTGGTGCAAAAGGCTTGCGTGAGGCTGGAGAAGGTGCAGTTACTGCGGCTAAGGCTCAAGAACAGTTGCTGCTGGGCAAGGATGTCAAGCCCGCTGCCCGTCTCAAGCAGATCATTGAGAACGTCGGCAAGCCTCAGTTTGCAACTGAACTCAGGACCGTCAGTGAGGCTATCCGTAGCTCTCCAGAGATGCGTCAGAAGTTTGAGCAGGCCGTTATCGAGCATGTTGCTGACAACTTTCAGCGTAGCCCCAAAGGCGGTGTGTCTGCAGCAGAAACCTTGTTCAAGAACTTGCGAGACGAAGGTTTGATTGACCCTCGCAAGGAAAAGGAAGTACTGGACAAGTTGCGAGAGGTAGCGGTTACGCCAGCCGACCTCAAGACTCGTCTCAGTCTCGCCCGTACTGCCGTGCGTGGCCTCATCATGTCTGGTGTGCGCGTAGGCGCGACAGCAGCTACCCCTAATTTTTCCAAACCAAAGGAAGAGCAGCCATGAAGAAGGAAACCTACGAAGAACGTGAAGCCCGCCGTGGTGGCGAGAACGAGGTTATGGGCTCTGAGAACGCCATGCGTGCCCAGCGCAGGGTGCAGCAGATGGATCGTCAGCAGACCCAGCAGATGAAGCGCCCAGTTCCCCGCAAGCTCAAGAGGTAAGCCATGCCACTAGCTAAAGGCTCAAGCCAGAAGACCATCTCCAAGAACATTCGGGAGATGATGCGAGAGGGCACCCGTCCGCGTAAGCAAATCATTGCTATCGCCCTGTCTACGGCTCGCAAGAGCAAGCGCAAGGACAAGCGATGAAGCCTGGGCTGTACGCGAACATCCACGCCAAGCGAGAGCGCATCAAAGCCGGTAGCGGCGAGAAGATGCGCAAGCCTGGGGCTTCTGGTGCGCCTACGGCCAAGGCTTTCCGAGAGTCAGCCAAGACCGCCAAGCGGAAGGACAAGCGTGGCTAAGAAGGCTAAGGGCATCAACCCAGAGCTTGAGAAGGCTATCAGCAAACTGCTGGAGCAGACGATGGCTGACGACTCTGTGAGCATCGCGGACAAATCCAAGGTGATCGACCGAGCCCTGAAACTGGAAGCACTGAAGGCCAAGCTGGATCAGGATGAGTGGGGCAGCGGGTTCTTTGGTGGTGATGACGAGGATGATGACAAGTGATAGCATGATTACCCTTTAAGGGGGTATTCATGGATGCAGCGAAGGTGTTGAGGCTTGCTCTTTCCGTGTTGTCAGAGCGGCTGCTGGTGATACTGGCGATGTCTATGACGTTTGGCCTTGCGTGCTGGAGCATGTGGGGGCCGAGCGTGGAGAGGGTGGTGACGCTAGCCATTTTCTGTGTGCTGGCGTATCTTCTTACCCGTCCTAGAAAGGAAAAGCAACGTGAAGACGATCAGGCAACTCAGTAACGGCGAGCAAGAGCCTGCTGAGGCTATGCGTGCCCAGCTGCCGCAGGATGTGACTGCGGATATGAAGTGCTGGTATCCCGGTCAGCTTCCTAAGGGTGGCTTTCGTGCTGTCATCCCGATGGGGCCGAACAAGCAGAACACCAAGTTGAGCCCCACTTCTGGTGGCGGGAAGAAGGTGTACTGAGATGAGCAGCGCAAACCCGTTTACCCCTACCGGGAACACCATTACGTTCACGGCCACCACGAGCCCTCCTGTGGGCGTACAAGCCGTTTCTAACGGCCTGGGAAGCATCCAGTACCTCGTGCAGAACGCGGGCTCTGCGGTAGTGTTTCTGGGCGTAGGAGCCAGCAACACTGCTGCGCAGGCTAACGCTGTGACGGTGACCTCTACTGGGCCTGCTATCCCCCTGTTGGCAAGCAGCATTCAGGTGCTGACGTTCCCGGCCAACTCGTTCTTCTCGGGGAATGCTGCTACTAGCAGCGTTGTGTACATCACGCCTGGAGACGGAGCGTAAGTATGCGCAAGGGTTTGGGTCGTCACAACCGCCGCAGTCCGGGGACGTTCAACCCCGGAGTGCTCTTCGCTAACGGCGAACAAGGCTTCTGGTACGACCCCACCGACATCCCGCTGGCGTGGCGGCGGAATTTGCTCACTTACACGGAGCAGTTTGACAATGCGGCGTGGACGAAGGCTAATTCAACGATTACCGCCGATGCTGCGGTCGCTCCTGACGGAACTACGACAGCCGACAAGCTGGTTGAAAACACTGCAAACGCTATTCATTCGATTGGGCAAGGAAAAACATTTAGCGCGGGGACGTATTGCATTAGTGTTTACGCCAAGGGTTCGGAACGTACACGTTTAGAAATTGCAACGCAGCCAATGGACGTTGGTTTTGACCTTGCCAACGGAACCATTCTTTACGGGACTGGCGGAACTATTACAGCCGAGGGTAATGGTTGGTATCGCTGTGTTGTTGCTTTTACTCCATCTAGCAGCCTGAACACGGAAATTCGTCTTCTCAACGCAACCAGCCAACGCACCTACACCGGCGACGGCACTTCCGGCCTGTTCATCTGGGGCGCTCAACTAGAACTCGGCTCCACCGCCAGCACCTACCAGCAGATCGTCACGCCTGAGATCAGCTTCCTTCAGTACCAGTCCCAGCCGGTGCTGTACCAAGACTCCGCAGGCACCACGCCCGTCACCGCTGTCGAGCAAGCCGTAGGCTTGATGCTGGATAAGTCGAAGGGGTTGGTGCTGGGGAGTGAGCGGATGGCCAACGGCACGTTCGCTTCTGGCACAACGGGATGGTCCTCATTCCAGGCCACGTTGTCCGCTGTCGGTGGATGGGGTCTTGCGACCTCAACTGTTTCAACTGGCGCGGCTCAAATTTATCAATCTTTTAATGCGCCTGCCTTAAACGGTAAGTGGTATTTGTTTTCTGCAAAATACCGTAACAAAACAAGTTCTGGAGCTGCCAGGCTAATTATTTACAATATTAGCGCAGGTTTTGCTTCAATTACCACAGTATCGTCCTCTGCCGCAAGCGGCACGCTTTCCTGCATCGGCTTTGTCCCGGCAACGGGAGACATGCAAGTTGTCTGCGAGTTTGCAACTAACGCAATCGGTGAGTCGATTGAATGGGACGATGTTTCCCTGCGCGAACTCCCCGGCAACCACGCCTTCCAGACCTCCTCCACCAAGCGCCCGGTGCTGCGGGCGAGGTATAACCTGCTGACGTATTCGGAGCAGTTTGATAATGCGGTGTGGACGAAAGGTAGCGCCACAATAACTGCAAATTCCGCAGTTGCGCCTGATGGGACGACTACTGCTGATAAGTTGGTTGAGAACACAGCATTTGGTGCGCATCAGGTTTTTGTATCTTTCACATTTGCAGTAAATGTTGCCTACAGTTGGTCAGTTTACGCAAAAGCCGCTGAACGAAGCTGGATATGGGTTAACGCTCAAGATGGTTCTGATAATAGAACTTGGTTTGATTTGGCAAATGGTGCAGTAGGAACTAACTCGGCAGGCAATGCCGCAAGCATTACTTCTGTTGGCAACGGTTGGTATCGTTGCAGCGTTAGTAGAACCACAGCAGCCGCAAGTGGGTTTTTCGCGGCTGGGTTGGCAACAGCAGACAACACTGCTACCTACACCGGCGACGGGGCTTCTGGTGCGTTTATCTGGGGCGCAGACCTCCGCCCCACCAGCCAAGCCACCGGCCTGATCGGCCCGACGTACCAGCGCATCGCCGCAGCGACGGACTACGATGTGGTGGGGTTCCTGCCGTATCTGGCTTTTGAGATTGACGATGCCCTGACGACGAATAGCATTGACTTCTCCGGCACGGACAAGATGACCGTTTTTGCGGGCGTAAGGAAGTTGAGTGATGCTACGGATGCGCTATTGGTTGAGTTGAGCGTAAATGCTCCCATAAGCACTCGGGCGTTTTACTTGGCAGCTCCAGAATCTGCGTCATTACTTTCGTATTCTTTTTTCGGGCTTGGTGCTGCTGCGGCTAGTCCAAACCAAAGGGCTGGCACGGCGCTGGCAACGTATCCAGCGCCGATTACAAACGTGTTGACCACAACGGGCGATATTCCCGGAGATCTGAACACTATTCGCGTAAATGGTATTGCGGGAACGTCTGCCACTGGCGATCAAGGCACCGGCAACTACGGCAACTATCCGTTGTTTATCGGCGCACGCAACCAGACATCGGTTTACTTCAACGGCTGGATTTATTCGCTGATTGGTCGCGGGGCGGCTACAACCGCTGGGCAGATCGCGGCCACAGAGCAGTGGGTGGCCGGTAAGTCGGGGGTGCAACTGTGAGCGACGTTTTCAGGACCTTAATAGTCGAATCCGCCGACGTAGACCTAGCCCGCACCATCGCGGCCACGCTGGACCCGGCGCACAGCCAAGGCATGTGGGAGACGCCTCTGAGCTCCACGGGCGCCGAGCCTGCCACGCACTACATCAGCACGGGCTACATCGGTGAGGGCTTCGCGGCTCTGGTGCCGTTGGCAACGTGGGCGCAGGAGGGCGATCCGCCTGAGTGGGTGCAGACCGAGTACGAGCCTGGGGACAGCTTCACCGTGCTGGCGCTGTGCGAGCAGGCTGGGCTTGAGATTACCCTGGAGCAGATCGAGGACCTGTTCGCCACCTCCGATGTGACCGCGGAAGATCCGTGGGTGGCGCTGGGTCGGTTGGGATTGAAGATTGTGACGCCGGTTGATCCGGTAGAGGAGCAAGTATGAATGCAACCATCATTACCGCTGTTGTGCGGCATGTCCTGACTGCTCTTGCAGGAGGGTTCTTCGTTCAGTACGGTGTGGACGGTGACACGCAGAACGCTATCGTCAGCGGTCTGTCTGCTGTTGCCGGTCTAGGCTGGTCCGTCTGGGACAAGCGTGGGCGATGATAAACAGCCGCAAGCTGGAAGACCTTCACCCAGCCGTCAGGAGGCGCGTAGAGGCGTTTCTGGAGGCTGCTAGGGGTGAGGGTATAGATCTGCTGGTGACGAGCACCTATCGCGATCTAGAGTCCCAGGCGGCTCTCTACGCGCAGGGCAGGACGGCACCGGGAAAGATCGTCACCAACGCCAAGCCTGGGCAGAGTTGGCACAACCACAGGTGTGCGGTAGATGTCGTGCCTCTGCGTGCTGGGAAGCCTGTCTGGAGCGACAAAGACCTGGTGTGGCAGCGCGTGGGTGAGCTTGGCGAGCAGGCTGGTCTAGAGTGGGCTGGGAGGTGGACTCGGTTTCGAGAATTCCCGCACTTCCAGTACACGGGTGGTGCTACGCTGGCGCAGTTGCAGCAAGGCTGGATACCGTCGTGAGCAAGAAGTTTCCGAATCTCAGTGTTGGCAGAGGCGAGAAGTTACCTGTCTCGCAAGGCGCTGGGTTGACGGAAAAGGGTAGGGCCAAGGCCAGAGCAGTAGGGCATGACCTGAAAGCCCCTACTAAGGACACCTCCAACCCTCGGCACAAATCGTTCTGCGCAAGAAGTCGAGGCTGGACTGGAGAGCGCGGGAAGGCCGCTAGACGGCGCTGGGGCTGTCGCTGAGTTTCTGCATAGCAAGCTGGTAGCCTCGCTCCAGAAGCTTGTACTTGCCTTGTAAGCAGTACAGGAAGGCGTCTACGGCAGGCTTGACGGTGTCTCCACCGCCGTAGTCATCGAAAAGCATGATGCCTTCTGGCCGTAGTAGGTGCCAGCAGTTCACGGCGTCAAACAACACATCTGCTGCCTCATGACTGCCGTCTATGTAGATGAAGTCAAATTGCCTTTTCTGCCCAAGCAGAAGTGGCAACACCTTGTCTGACTTGTTTAGGCAAAGATGAACGTACTGCGAGTCCTTTTTTACCTCGTAGACGTTGTCATGCCAGATGTTGTAGCCCTCTAGGTTCAGAGGATCTATGCAGATGATGGACCCGTCTTCTGGCAAGAACTTATCCAGCATCCAGCAGGTAGACATCCCTTCGTAGACACCTATCTCCAGCACGGTGCGGATGCGTGTTTCCTGCTTGATCTTCTCAAACGTCGGGATGTTGGCGCTGAACCAATCCTGGCTGAACTTCATCTACAACCTCTGTAGTCCAGAATCTGTGACCGTTCCCGCACTCCCTCTGCCTAGCAGGAGCGAGAGTGCGCAGAACGTGTGTCCAGGCC